TACCAAGTACACGCACATGATACGCGGGGCTGTCCTCGCCGTAACGCTTCTTCATGTCGTCAACGAAATCCTCGCTCACGCGCGGGCTACTAACGCAGCTCACATGCATCGTGTACCAGTCCTCGCGCAGCCGATTGTGCGTGTCATAAAAGAAACCCGTGTTACGCGTCGGGTTGCCAGTAAGAACGGTGGTGGCGCTGTGGCCCGACATCGAGCCAGACGCAGCCTCGAAGACCGCGTTAGGCACGCCAGACGCCTCGTCGGCAATCAGAAGCACGTTCTGGCTGTGAACGCCCGCCAACGCCTCCGGCTGCTCCGCACGCGACGTCCTGCACGAAATAAACGTGCTCTCGGGCTGGCTCTTCAACTCAATGCGGTCAGACTTGATTTCGAGGAGGTCGTTAAACGGCGGTTTCAGGCGCTTGGCGACGTTCTTCATCTCCGCAAAACAGGCGTCGAAAAGCTGCGAGCTCGTAGGCGCCGTAACAACCGTCTTGGACGGGATGCGCATGAGCACATGCCACACAGCCGCCATCGCAACGGCCGTCGACTTACCTACGCCGTGGCCAGAACGAACGGATATACGTCGCTCCGCAGGCGCCGCGATCGCGTCTAAAAGCTCCGTCTGCCACTCGTCAGGCTCGATGCCGATGACCTCGCGGGCAAAGGCAACCGGATCATCGCGGTAGCGACGCATCAACGTAATAAACGGGTTTTCGTGGGATTTTTTTTGCGGGGTCATGTTAACACCTGTTTACGGGGTACGGGGGTGGGGGTGCGTGGGGACGTCCTTTGCATTTGCACCCGCCCGCCGAATCGAAGGGGGGGGTCAAATCGCGCTCGGTATGCGCGCGGCGCATAGGTCACTCCGATAATGTCCATTATGTTAAATTCCACTTCTCGCATACGACATATAAATAAGGCGTTTGCGCGATGCCACGCGTTAGCGAGCCATGCAAATAACGCAATGGCACAAGATGTAGTGTCAAGCGATTGTAATTGAACGCTCGTTCTGTTATCCGCGCGCACGCGTGTGCGACTGTGAGCCAATGCGTGGATTCGCCGCTCACACGTCGTCATCGTCTACCTCTACCGCTTCACCCTCAATCACGTCACCAAGTAACGCCGCAGCCTGCGCGTGCAAGTCGTTCACGCTAATGTTGATCGCGACGTCACGCTGTCTCGTGTCGTACTGCGCGTTCAGCTTCGACGCCATCCACTTATCCGTGTCTACTTGTAAGCGCGCTACATTGACCATCGATGGATCAGTTGCCTGCGCCGTATCGACCGCACGCTCAGCGTAATAGTGTCCAGCCTCCAACTGTGCAGTCGCGTAACGATCACGTCGTCCAGCCTTAGCGTCTAACCACTTCGCCCACAGCTTGTAACCTATGTTCTGCTCCTTCATGATGTTACGCACGCTCTTGCCCTGCGCTATCTGCTCGAACAGCTCATCCTCTCCAACCGCGTCTAACGCTGCAATCTTTGCTTTGCCTACTTCACCGCCCATCGCTCACGATCTCTCCTGTTAACGCTGCATAGCCGCAGATGTCGACCCAGTGATCCTGTTTCCTTGGTGACGTCTTACTGCGTGCTATCTTCATCAGTATCATCATGTTGGCCACGTCCACTACTGTGAAGTCGTGATCCAGATAAGACGACCACAGCGCTGCGATCGTCTCAAAGTTATCCTTTGCATCTCCGTAATCCTTGTTGCGTTCTCCGCTGATCACGCCTTCGGCGATTGCCAGTATCTCGTCTCTCGTTACCATGGTATTTCATCTCCACCTAAATCCCAGTTAATGCGATCGTCTCCATCACGCACCATGCGCGTTACCTTTGCATTCGGAAACGCATTGAACGCATTGTTCAGGAAAGTCTCCGTCCAGTCAAATCTGATCACGCGTGCAGCATCCTCGAAGCTGTACACGATCCACGTCGGATACTTCTTCCGCAGCTCCGCCCACCCGTGCAACGCAAAGCATACGATCTTGTCATCGATCTCGACGCAATACGCGTGCGGCGGTAGCGGCTTATGCCCTGCATCCTCCGCAGCCTTCTCCAACACGTCCCACGCTCTCATTAGCTGCGTTGCGATCTGATTGGTGCCAACAACATCATCTGCATCCACACGCTCTCTCAGCGCCTCGTATGCAGCTTCAAACCGTCCTGCCAGATCAGGCGATACCAAGTCGGGCAACGTATCTCCCCACTTCGTTATCTTCTCCCTCGCCTTTTCATCGAGCGGACGTAACTGCCCCCATACGCCAGCACTGATCTTCGTACCCTGATCAGTCAACGTCCCTTTCGCCTTCGCTTCCCTATGGTTAGCCAGCGACCTCTTCCCCTTCTTTGCCATGCTACAACTCCTCCACTTTCCTCAGTTACTTTCACCTCAGTCCGAAGTTACCTCCTCAGTTACGTATATATACGTAATAACTGAGGAGGAACTAAAATCGGCCTCTTTTACCTCACTTCCTCACTCTACCTCAGTTCAACTGAGGAAACTGAGGAACTAATGCAAAGTGCCATTCGACCCCTCTCTTAGCAGCGCCATATTCAGCGCCTTGGCCATCGTCACGTCGGTGTCGATGCCTTGCAGCACCTCCATCACGAATGCCACGTCGATCGCGGCTGCTGACATCATTGGCATTTCGTCTGCGCACCACTCGATCACGGCGCCGCCGACTTCCTCGTCCCACACGATGCGCCCAAGCTCCAGCTTGTCTTCGTCGTCTTCTATCTCACGTACTGGCAGTGTCATTGTCACAGCTCCTTAAAGTTAGCTATGTCAAAGTGTACCATAGGCTCGATGTCTTGTGGATCGTCTCGTCGCGTTGTGCCGCCCATTACGATGTGCATATCCTCGTGCGCCGGCGGCAGCTTTGCGATGCCTGCCTTGTCCGTCCACTGCACCGCGAGAAAGCACGGCAAGCCGGTTGTCATTGTGAGCGAGCGCGCCTGCGTCGCCTTGTAAAGCGACAGCATGTACGTCGGGTACGTGTTCATCGCGATTTTGCGTTGCCTCGCCTCAATGAACGCCACGGCTTTGCCATCGCGGATCGCCATGAAGTCTAGGCTTAGCTTCATTGGCATCTTTTGCAGGACGCACCCGTAGTGCTTTTCGATTTTCGCTGCGAGGCGGCGTTCGTTGTTGCGGTCGGTCTGCGTTTCGTATGTTGGCCTAGTCATGATCCCACTCCTCACAAAATAACCCACACTCAAAGTCTAAGTTTTTCATCGGCTTTCCAAGTGCGTCTGGATGCAGCTCATCTAAGAATATACGTTCGTTATTTACACGTACCAATTTCGCACCAAGCTCCCGCGATTGACTGGCACGCTCTTCGAACACATCTGGGTGCACTTTACGCACATGGTTCCAGTATGTCGGAGACGACGCCTTTACGCAGCCAATGCAGTTTGCGTTTGGGTAACCCATTCCGTAAACGCGCGGAGGCTTTATCCCGTTTGCACGTAAGAGCTGATAGCAGTCTAGCTTGGAATACTGAGCATCAATTAGCACCGGCAGCACGTTTTCTCGCTCAGTGCGTACAAAACGCTCATGTCTACCCTCTTCCTCGGAGGTAAAGCCCAACACATGAAAGTCTACATGGTTTTTTGCTTCCCATTGCTGCCTTGCTTCCTTTTTTAGCAGGAGCGTACACGGTGCGCCTGCAACGCCAGACATAAATTTTCGCTTCGCCCACACGTCAACTGCTGATGCGCTCGGAAACTTTTTGTTCGTGCATATCTCAATCTCTTGGCCAATCCAGTCCTCGACGTCGTGAAGAAAGCGCCTATTATCCTCATCCTCCTCCGCCACGGGATTATTGATCACACGCACGTCGCATAAGTCTCCATACTTCTTTATTGTCATATGCGCTGCCACTGCGCTTGCGGCTCCACATGAAAACCAAACTGCGATAACATTTTTACTCATAGTTCCTCCTCCAATTGCCTTAGCCTGAACGCCAGCTCACGTAGCTGCTCGCTCATGCCTTTTTCTATGTGCGCGCTGAACAGCGGCCTGCGATCCTTTGCGCTGTACGCCTGCCCCGCTATGAGCGCGAACGTCTTCACGTCCGGCGCAATCTCGAATGTTATGTGCGCCACCTCAAAGTGTTCTCTCGGCGCATCAGGATGACGCTGCTTCGATTTCTGGCTGTGACGGCTCATTAGCTTACCTCCGACGCGTTAATCCATTCTCCGACGACGACGCACTGCACGTCACGCCCCTGCCGTTTATCTGGCCACTCTTCGACCTTCAGCACGTTTGTCTCGACCCACTTTTTGAGGATCGCCTTTGCGCGCGCCTTCTCGTGCTGCTTGTCCATGTCTAGGTCGAGCTGCACGGCCACCGCATTGCCTGCCCACGACTTGGCGCGTGCATCTGCGCGCATTGGCTCGCCACGCTCGGCGGCTGCCCCGATTAGGCGTTGCACGGCCTGCGCGTCTTTTGCGCTGACCCCGTCGAACAAGTCTGGCATTTTGAACGGCACGCAGACGCCCACGTATTCACCGTTTGGCAGCTCCACCCCGTGCATGCGCCGGTACAGAGCCTTTGCGGCAGGCGGTGCGAGGTTTGCCTTGCCATCGTCGACACGGAAAATGCCGAGCGCCTCCTGCTCCGACACGCCCAG